CATGAGACCTTTATGCAACATGTGCGGTACTAGACCCTCGGCTATTAACTATCGTAAGCAAGGACGCATTTACTATAGACGTAAATGTGAAGGGTGTCTCGGTGGTAGGGGAGTTGCACGATGGTATCAGGCAGGATACCGTATTAAAAACGCTTGTGATAAATGCGGATTTAAATCACCCTACAAAGAAGTATTTGCTGTATTCCATGTTGACGGAGATCTAAATAATTGCCGTCACTCTAATCTTAAGACTGTGTGTGCAAATTGTCAACGAGTCCTTCATAAAGAGGGAGTTCGCTGGAGGCAGGGCGACCTAGTGCCTGATTTATAACACTCTTAATTTGAGTATATAAGTCGTCAATAGTTTCGTTATTATCTAAAGTATAATCAAACTTAGTACCAACCCATGCTGTTTCGCTAGCATGAATTCCTACATTTTCTAATATACGTTTGCTAGTTGCCCAAGTTATATTGCCGTCTGGGCCTCTATTGGCACTTACTGCGGCATCATACCAGTCAGGTTCTGGGCCACGAACAACACGTACTACAATACCACCAGCGGCTTTAATTGATTTAATTTCATTAGGAAAACGGCAGTCACTAATAACTATGTCATCTTTCGAGTTGCGTAGTTTATTCTCTAATGCGGCAATCCAAATATCGTCATGAAAAGCCTTGCGACAAACTTCAGTACCCCAGTATTGTAATACCCAACGCGGTGTTAAATTAGGCATGTTTAAGCGTTCTGCCCACCAAGGATCTACTTGTTCGCGCCACTCACGGGCTTGTTTTGTGCGTCCTTCTAGCATAGTGCGGTCCCATCCAAACACTTGTGCTACTGCATCTTTGAGTGAATTTGCAAACGATTCTCGTCGAAATCCGTGGAAGTTTGTCAAGTAATCAGCAATAGTATCTTTGCCAGAACCAATAAAACCGCATACGCCAATAATCATAAGAATCCCCTGTAAGTAGTGCTAGTATATAACACTTTTATTACAGGGGTCAAATTTTTATTAGCCAGTTATGAAGTAATAACCAGTACCACCGGCTACTAATGTTTCCAATTCTTTATCTAATTTTTCCAATTCTTCTTTGGCTTCAGACAGCATAGCTGTACCGTTAAGTGTAATCGGACTGCCTGGTCCTGCAACTGATGCAAACTTGCTACGAGCTTGTCCTAACATTTGTTTACATAATGCTAGTGTGTAAGTTTCTAGCCAGTGACGAGCTTGATAGTCTTGTAGTAATACCCAGTCTGGACGATAGTTATAGCATTGTACAAGTATCTGTTCACCTTGTGCAAAAGGACGTTGGAGGATATTTAAAATATGAGTAGTTGGCTTCCAAAGGAATTCAATATAACTACCAAACATACGTCCAACTAGTTTTTGATAGCCAGCAAAAGCATCATAAGTTGCTAGTCCGCCCATCATGCTACCTGACATCATATATGTATTGGTATATGCCAAGTTAAAGGGTTCAAACAAAGTACCACCAGCACCAATACCGGTACGGCTACCAATAGCGCGGCGAAATACTTGACGTACTGTAATAACTTCATCAGGTAATCTGTATTCATTTTGATCCTGTATAAGCTCTAAAAACATATAGCTTTCTTCTACAGCATTTGAACTGCGCTGACGGTATCTGCTAAGAGCACGATCTAAGCCCATTTCGTAATGTGCATCATCTAGTTCAACATCAACCATGCCGTCACCCAGCATTTTTCTACAGTAGTCAAATACTTTATTTCGCTCTACTACAGAAGTACTTTGTGTGCTTGATGGTAAGGAATCGGCCATTTTTTACTCTCCTAAGTATATTTAGCTATCGATAAATATGTTACTATGCCAAGATTAAGTCTATATAAACCGGAAAAAGGCAATGACTATAAGTTCATTGACCGCCAAGCTAGCGAAATGTTCACAGTAGGCGGTACAGACGTCTATTGGCACAAATATTTAGGTGCTAATACTAGTGCTGAAAATGCCACTGCGGACCAACCTAATTACCCAAGTGCAAAACTAACAAATATACAAGATTTGTTATTTTTAGAAAACCGCGATCGCACCTATGATACAGAGATTTATCGAGGACGTGGAATTTATAACGTTCAAAATATTGATTTTAACCTAAGTCAATTTGGTCTTTTTATTGACAATGACACGCTGTATATGAGTGTGCATATTAATGATATCATTAAAACATTAGGACGTAAACCAGTTACAGGAGATGTAATAGAGTTACCCCACTTACGAGATGATTTTGCTATTAATGATTTAAACGTAGGATTACCGAGATATTATCAAGTAACAGACGTTGGTCGTGCTTCAGAAGGTTTTTCAGTTACTTGGTTCCCACACATCTACAGAATAAAATTAAAACGTGTTGCTAACCAACAGCAATTTGCACAAATTTTTAGTGCGCCAGCAACTGACGTTAATGGCGATCCAGTAGTTGGAGCAAACACTACATTAGCTGATTTGTTAAGCACTTACAATACTACATTAGGTATTACTAATCAAGTTGTAGCTCAGGCAGAAGCCGATGCTCCAATGAGCGGATATGAAACTAGACAATTTTATACACTAGCAGTTGATCCTAATACGGGTAAACCAATTGTTAAAACAGCAGACGAATCAGATTTAGATGCTAGTCAAATAAGTTATCTTGCAAATGAAAACGCCGGAGTACCAGTGCGTACTGGTTATACTGGATATTTAATTGGTGATGGTTATCCAGTTAATGGTTATGCATTTGGATTTGGAATTCAGTTTCCTGAAAATCCCGGGGTAGATGATTTCTTTTTACGTACAGACTTTTTGCCCAACAGATTGTTTCGATTTGATGAAAAGTCTAGTGCTTGGATTAAAGTAGAGGATGCTGTACGTATGGACATGACACAAACTGATTCACGTAGCACACTCAAAACTGGATTCATTAATAACAACAATTACACTTACAATGGACAAGTTGCTAGTGATGTTGTAACATTAACATCTGGTTCTACTACTGTGTTTACTAGAATTTTATTTGCTACCGGAAGTGCAGTACCATATGTTGTTCTTAAACAAGGTATAACAACAATGGCGTATGCATTAAGTGATTATCCAACTACATTGTATAGCACCTATACATACACAAGTCCGGCAAATACAACATCGGCTTGTTTAAAAATTACTTTACCTGTAATCAATGACGAACAACAAACCATACCAGTTGGCGGACAATGGACTGTAACACTATATAACACAAGAGAAGCAGAACGACAAAGCCTGTCAACTGCTCTTAAACCTAAGGCGGACTTCTAATGCAATGGTTTTATGACGGACAAGTAAGACGATATCTTACACAAACAATTCGTGTTTTCAGTAACTTTGTAGTCAAGTACGGTGACGGTACATTGCATCCAATTCCTGTAATTTACGGTGATCAAGATCGTCAAGTTGCTAGTATATTAAATCAGAATTCAGAAAATTCTATTGCAACTGTGCCTAAGATTGCTATCTATATAACTGGTTTAGAATTAGATCGTAATCGATTATCAGATCAAACTTATGTAGGTAAACTTAATTTTCGAGAAAGAGACGTTAATAGCGTTACTGGAAAATATACTACTAACCAAGGACGAAACTATACCGTAGAACGTCTAATGCCAACTCCATATAATTTAAAAATGAAGTGCGATATATGGGCATCAAGCACGGATCAAAAGTTACAAATACTTGAACAAATTCTAGTATTGTTTAATCCAAGTTTAGAACTACAAACTACAGACAACTACATTGACTGGACTAGTTTAAGTGTATTAAATTTAGTTGATGTAACATGGAGTAGTCGTCAAGTTCCACAAGGAACGGACTCTGCAATTGACGTAGCATCATTAACATTAGAAGCACCTGCATGGATCAGTCCGCCAGTTAAGGTTAAACATCTTGGAGTTATTACTAAAGTTATTACTAGTTTATACGGCTCAGAAGGCACATATCCTAACGGGTACATTGACGGATTAGGCATTGACCCTGCACTACAGGGTAACAGCAATAGCACTAATTTTAGCGACTTGTTGGCTACAGAAGTAACTACGATTACTGGTTATACTATTCAAGTATATAATGGGCAAGCTAGATTGTATGACAGTACTGATGGTTTTGTGCCATACGAACCTAGTTTAGATATTCCAGCATCTACAGGAACACCTGTAGATTGGATGAGTTTATTTGCACAATATCCAGGGCAATATGTTGCAGGGTCTAGTCAAATATACCTACAACAAACCACAGGAACTTATGTTATAGGAACTATTGCTGTTAACAGTCTAGATTCAACTATATTACAAGTTAATTACAATCCAGATACTTACCCTAGCAATACAGGCATTGACAGTAACGGATTGTTATCAACTGATCCTGGTTATAATGCCGCAGGCAGTTATCGTGCCAACAGCCCAGGAACATTTGATGCTATTATAAATCCACAAACATTTGTTCCTAATGCTCCTACAGCAGGAACTCGCTATCTTATCATAGAAGATATAGGAAATAGTATCAACGCAAATCCAGCAACAGCATGGGGCAGTTTAGTTGCAGTTACCAATGATATTATTGAATACACAGGTTCTGCATGGCAAGTTATTTTTAATGCCGTTCAAGAATCAGACACTATGATATGGCAGACGAATATATACACTGGAGTTCAATACTTATGGAACGGAGTTTCATGGGTTAAGAGCTTTGAGGGTGAATATAAGTCTGCACAATGGAAAATCATACTATAAAAGAATCAATAGTTTGTAGCGGAGCATTGTTTTACGCTAAATCTACACGACGATTCCTTTTACTGCAAAAAGCCCACGGTAAACACGAGGGCACTTGGGGGCTAGTGGGTGGTACTAACATTGTTGGAGAAACTCCATGGCAGGGGTTACAGCGTGAAATTACTGAAGAAATTGGTGTACACCCAAAAATAATTAAAACAATCCCCTTAGAAACATTTGTTTCAAACGATAGAGTTTTTAACTTTCACACATACTTGTGTGTAGTCGAAGACGAATTTGTGCCAACTTTAAGCGATGAGCACCAAGGGTGGGCGTGGGCTATTATAGATCGTGCACCTAAACCCCTGCATCAAGGATTGCGTAATAGTTTTTCAAGCAAAACTATTCGTACAAAATTACAAACAGTATTTGATTTAGTGGAGCTAATCTAATGGATTCAAGAATAGACAATGTTTATGTTACCCCAATATATGTTGCTACTATCACAGAGCAAGAGGGATTTAACCTAATACAGCAAGAAGCTAAAAAAGCAATTGAAGCTTCTAAATTTTCAAGCAGAGAAGAGTGGGGACCAACGCATTATCTTTCTTCTACTACTTTTATTAATGATGTTATTAAAGAACAAAACATGCAGTTATTTTCTGCTGTAATGCACTCTCATCTAAAAGAATATATGAGTATTGTTGGATTTTCATTAAGACCTTACATGGTAACTAGCTGGTTTAGTTTATTCCAACAAAATCAATACGGACAAATTCATACGCATGGAAACGCCGATGTTAGCGGTTGCTACTATGTAGAAACTTCAGGTGACGATGGCGATTTATTCTTTGAAGATCCTAGGCCAGCTAATGAGTCTAGTTATGTATTCAGTGGAAGATATATGTCGGGACGACGAGCTTATACTCCAAAAGTAGGTCAAATGTTAATGTTTCCCGGATACTTACCGCACGGTATAAAAACAAATAGCAAAACTACAGATCGTGTTAGCCTAAGTTTTAATATTAAATTTATAGATCCGCGATGTGAGTTAAAACAAGACAATGTCTAAACGTATAGGAATTTTTGGCGATAGCTTTTCAGACCCAACGTGGAATGATAATAGTTACCAATCATGGCCTGAAATGTTAGCCGACCAATATCAAGTTACTAATTATTCTAAAAATGGATCTAGT